GCGTAGATGATGCCGTCACAATATCAATCACATCACCTGGTTCTAGGCAGGCGTATTTGACGGGAAGCGCGAGACGGTAGGAGGTGCGCTCCGTCCATTCGGTGTACAGCAGAACGTCCGCCACTTTGCGGGCATAATCGGCGGTCATGACGATGGGTACGGTGACGTTGCTGGCATTTTCCGCCTGATTCACCTGCCGCTGCGCCAACTGCGTGCCCTGCTGGTAATCCGCGCCCTTGCTGAGGTAATTCACGTTGAGTGTCTGCGACAGCTCGCTTTCCTGCCGGCGCGTGATGGTGAGCAACTCACGGCTGTTGCCGTCGCCTTGGGGAATAAGATCAACAATGGGGATGGTTGCGGCCACCGCCTGCCCACGCGGTACAAAGCGGATTTTGCCGCTGCTCTCGACAATATCGAGGAAGAATGCCCGTTGCAGGTGTTCCAGTGACGAACGCACGCTGGCGCGGTTGCTGACCACAAACCCTTCCACCGTGCCCGTTACCAGCGATAAATCCACCTGCGACAGGGAAAGCCCCGCCTTCTGGCAGAGATTGGCTAAGACTTCCTGCAGCAGAGCCATGGTTCAAGCGTACCCTAAAAACAAGCGAAACCAGTAATACCAGTCCGTAGTGAGCCGTTCAGAGCGGCTGGCAATCGTAATCATGCGGCTTTCGGGCTGGTAAGCGGAATTTAGAAGTCGTTTGAAATGGCTGTAGGCGAGGATCACCCGCGAGGCATGACCGGGGATGAACATCGCATTGGGCGCGAGATATTCAGGGCGGCTGGCGAGCCAGCGTTCCGCATCGAAAGGGTCGGTGGAGGCGGCAAATTCGTAATGTTTGGTAGATGAGAACAGCTTGTCTTTCAAAAACGCCCAAGCGTTATCCATCAGCGCCTCGTAGCGGTTGCCGGTGAGGATGGCGATTTCCAGCCACGGTTCCACGTCATAAACATGGTAATGCAGCGAATCACGGCGGATATAATCGATGCTCTCGCCGGGGTGCGTGGCCGCCCTTGGGATATCGTGGATAGACTGATTAAACGGCACACCAGACGCAGGCACGATGACGGCGGCATTGCCGTAGGGAAAATTCACCAGCGCGTGGGCATCAATAGTTGGCAACAAGGCGTTGAAAGCGGCAGTGTCTTCCTGGGCGTAATAGCACAACAGCAACTTTTTGAGGTGATGCGTGTACCAGTTGCCGTAGCGGGTGGCGCGGCCGGGGAAGGTGAATCCTTCAGCAGCGTTCCGCACCTTGGTCAGCCAGGCGTTCAGGATGGCATTTTCGGATGTGCTGAATAAATCCCGATGCAGACGAATTGCCTTCAAAAACCCCTCAAAGTGCGTCTCGTTGATGGGATTTCCATCGGGGATGTTCAGGCTTGTCCAATCGAGCAGTACACGGCGGATTTTATCGCGGGCGGCGGTATCCAGCGAATACCGATACCACTGGCTGATGACCAACAGGCGGCGGGTATCCTGAAAACCCCGACGACTTTGTTTTACAGCGCTACTGCTGGTATCGGCTTGCCCTTCGGAGAGCAGGTTTTGCACCGGCTGGTGGTCGGTGGAAATGTACTGTTTTCCGTACTTTTCCAGGCGTTTGCGCTGGACGTTGTGGAAAGACAGCCCGACATTGCTGCTGGTCAATTGCCCCGCTGTCAACGCGCCGCTGGTTTCGATGAAATTTAACATCAGTAGCCTTCGCCAATCAACACAAAATCATATTTCGTTTGCGTCACCACGAACCGCCCATCCCGCAGCGCCAGCACTTGCCCCGGAAACGCCACCGTTCCGTATTGAATCAGCGACAGATAACCGCCGTCCTTGGCAAAGCCTTCCTTTGGGGAATAACTGCGCACGCGGTTGCCGCCGTAGCTGGTTGACCAAACGATGCCGTAGGGATCAAGCGGGTGAATGCTGACATCCATGGCGTTGGTGCCGTGGTTCAGCGTTTTGGTGATGGCGTTGGTTGCAGGATTGATGACTTGCAAAATATCCTGCCCGTTCACCACCACCCAGATAAAGCCATTGACGGGGTTAACAGCGATGCCCCAGGGGAAAAAGCCCAAGGGAATTGTGGCTTTAACCGCTCCCGTGCTTGGGTTCAGGCGCACCACGCCCTCATTGGTGGTTACCCACAGATCGCCATCAAGGCCAAAGGCCAGTTCGGTGGGGCATTCGGCCACCGTATAGCTGGAAACAACGCTGCCCGTGGCCGGATTAATCTTCTGCACCAAATCCGCCCACGGACAGGTGATCCAGACAAAGCCATCGGCAGCGACTTTGACGCCCCACGGGTAAATCCCAGTGTTAATGGTTGCGATAATGGCGTTTGTCGCAGGATTAATCCGCTGCACAGTGTTATTGGCATGGCAGGTGACCCACAGGTGGCCGTCCACAGTGCTAACAGCCGCCCGCACGGGTTGTGCGTCCAGATTCCCCGAGTAATCCGCACTACTGCGGCCAATCGTCGCCTTAACCTGAAACGTTGTGCCGTCAATCCGCGTGACGGTGCGTTGCAGGCGGTTCACCACATAAATATCGCCGTCCAGCCCTTCGGCGAGGCCATGCGGGCCTTCTTCAGTGAATACCCGCCCCAGGGTGTCGATGACTTCCGCTTCCACGTTGGGCAGACGGTTGCCATAACGCGAAAGGTCAATCGTATCGAACCGCAGATAGGCATGGTCACGGTAGGCGGGCGTTAAGCCTATGCCTTCAAGGCTTTCGATCAATTCATCGGGGGCTTGCTCTTCGCCGCCCAGATAAATCTCAACATTCAAATCTCGCCCATTCACACCGCGATTGTTGGCGCGAAAATCATAGACAAGGTTGCGGTTCATCCAGATGCGCCGCACCGCCGAAATCCCTTGGCGGCGTTTAAAGGTGAGTTCGTCCTCATCTTCAAAGCTCTCCCGTGCACTGCCTTCCTCTTCCAGCGGCGGCGTATTGGCGAGGGATACAGCGAAACTGGCCACATAAAATTCCCGCGTTTGGTAGACAGGTTGGGTTCGCCCGCTCTTGCCGCTCTCAATCACCGTGGTGCCCACCAGCACGTTTTCCGATGTGGCGGTGATGTCGGTTGACCAGATCACATTCCCCGCCACGCGAGTGATGCCGTACACCAGCGGAATCATTGCCCCGTGCGCTGAGGATTGAGCTTTCAAATCTTCAAGGCGCGGTCCCACCTGGTAGGCATCGGCGTTGAGCAGGCTGCCTGCTGCGCTGAACGCGCCCATGGCGGCAGCAATGCCTAAACCAAGCCCCGCCATGGCGAAGCCCGACCCCATGCCGGCACCAGCCGCTCCCAGCACCAACATCGCCATTACGCCGTCACCTCGAAGTGCAAATTCGGAATCTGGTTGCCATAATCGGTGAGGTTCAGGCGGTTGATGACGGCATACGCCATGCCGCGATAGGCGGGCACAAAACCCACGCCCAGCGCACTTTCGATGCGCTCATCGGGGGCTTGCGTCTCGTTTCCAAGGTAAACAGCCATATCCAGCAAGCTGCTGGTGCTATCATGCACCAATTTGCCATTCGCCCATACCCGATTCACAGAGGCAATCGGTCCCGCGCACAGTCCCACGGCAAAGCTGGCGAAATAGATATAGGTGCGGGTGGTACTGGTCACCGATCCGCCGCCGCCTTTACCGCCGTTGCCGGAGTTGGTTTCCGTGACCACCTGTTCTTCGAGGTCTGCCGCCCAGATGACGTTGCCGGCAATCCGCACCGTGCCGTACACCAGCGGCAGCATCGTACCGTGGGCGGAGGATTGCACTTTCAGGTCATGTAGGCGTGGTCCTTCCTGAATCTGATCCGGCGGGCCGTCCTGCGGAAACAGAACACCGCCCAGCAGAGAACCCAGCGCAAAGCCCAGGTACGGTGCCCCAAAAGCACTGCCGACCAGTGCCCCAGCTCCAGCAAGAGCAAGCTGAGCCATAATCAGGTGACAGGGAACAGGTTACAGGTGACGGGAAGCATTTCAGTTCTCCAGCCCAGGGAAGCGAAAGGCAAAACGGCGGCGGGCCAGCCATTTGTCAGAAAGCCGTGTTTCCGCCACCTTACCAATTTCAGCGTAGGCATGAATAATGGTGTCCGCGCTGGCGATGATGCCGGCGTGCGCCGCTGGCCCCGTGCCGAAGCCGAACAGCAGCACATCGCCGATGTATGCCGATTCCAGCGGGATTTCTTCCGCATACTGGCAGGCGTGTGCATAGAGCACCTCTTCAGCGCGGTGAAAGTGCCAGTGCGGCGAATAGTTGATGTCCAGGTTCAGCGGTGTGAGAAACGTCTCATATACCCCGCGCAGCAGGCCGATACAGTCACAGCCCACGCCTTTCAGGGCGGCTTGGTGGTGGTAGGGCGTGCCGAGCCATGAACGGGCCTCAATCACAATATCGACGCGGTTCATGGCAGTTTCAGAATTTGATCGATGCCAGGCAAATGCGGTTCACCGCGAAAGTTGAGCACGTTGTCAAACACCGTGCGGCAAGTTTCAAATGTACGATCACAGCCGCGAATGGCTTTGAAGGTATTGCCAACGGCGATGGTATAGGGCATCGGCTGCACCAGCGTGAACACGCCACTGCTGTAGGTTTTGACTTCAATCTCAAGCCCCGCATTGGCACCCGTTAGCCATTCCACCAGCCCCATCTGGAAGTAGCCGTCGGGCTTCAGGCTGGCGGCATGGGCAAAGGTGCGCTGATCGGTGACAGCAGAGACGGTAAGCGTGTGCGTATACGGCGCAAGGTCGATCTTGCACCGCGTATCGCCCAAACGTTTCACACGGCAGGTGGGGGAATAGAGTTCGCCAATCTGCCGCTGGAACGCCTGACCCAGTCCGCGAATTTCGGCAACAAACACGCCCTTGCGCACCGTGACTTCCCCCAGCGTGCCCACGCGCAACACCAGTTTTCCTTGGGTAAGGTCTTGGTAATTGACCAAAAACACCTCAATGGCAGCGTAATCATACTTGCCCGCCTGTAAATCCGCCTCGGTGATGCTGGCGTCATTGAGGATGGCTTCGACCTCCAGCTGATCCACCGCCAACCCCGCGCTGGTTTCAATGGCGGTGGGCGTGAAGCCGGTTGAGGCTTTGTAGGTCACACTGTCCACCACCAGATCGCGGCTGAACGACGTAAAGCCCGACGTCACACCGTCTTTGCGCATAACCTTCCAGCATAGCGCAAGGGTGGTGACCTCGCTGGCAAGGTGGGTTTTCAGGGTGGTGGAGGCGGGGATCATAGGCGAATCTCAATAAGGGGGATCTGATCCCAGACGAATAGTTCGTGGGACTGGATGCGGATAGCGAGGCGATCGGTATCAAAACGCACGGGCACGTCAAACTCAGCATCCGCCGTGATCAGCACGCCGGCAGCGGGGGCGACGGCAAAGGTCACCGTGCCTGTCGTGTGATCCACGGCAACACCCGATGATTGCAACACGCTGTCTTTGTAGAGTTTCACCGTGCCAGAGACAGGCTTTTTGAGGGGTCGGGTTTCATTTTCACCGCCGCTGGTGTAGGTTTTTGTGAGTTGAAAAGTGGTTTGCGTGCCGTTGCCCGCGCCAATCAGCTGTCCTATGACGCGATAATCACTCCAGTCCTTAAAGCGAAAGCCGTAGGCACGCCCCTTGCGAGCACGGAAAAAGCTGATGACCTCCGCCGCTTGGGTGCGATTTTTGATACCCGTGGAAACATCATACCGCGCACGAGCAGTGTCCCAGCTTTGATTGCGCTGCTCGAACCCCGATTGCAGGATGACAATGTCGGTGAGGTATTCGGGGCCACCCGTTGCGCCATACGCAATGGCATCGGGGAAGCGCACCTCATGAAAGCCGCTCATGTATTCCTCCCCTTATGCCGCGCCAAGGATACCGCCAGATCCCCCATAATCTGCCCGCGACTCTGGCGAAAAGATTCGGCGTCGCGGGTGACGATGGTCATGTTAATGACGGGACTGCTGGAGCCGCCCATTTTCCCGGCTTGTTCACGGGGGATGACAATCTCACCGCGCTGCAGAATAGCAGGCACTTCATCGGGCATCAGCCCCGCAATGCCGCCGCTGTGGTAACGGGGTGCCGTGGCAAAGAGCATAGGGGATACGTTACGGGACGGCGCACCCGCGCCAACGGTTCCACCTTCGTGAAAGATGCCCGCCCCCAAAAGTCCCTGGGCCAGCGGTGCGGTGATGGCTTGGCGAACGGCGATGCGTGCCAGATCCCGCAGAATGCTGCCCGCAAGGTCTTGAAAGTTGAGTTTTCCCGTGGTGACGAAATCTACCAGCGAATCCTCCAGCCCTTGCAGGCTGCGGCTCATGGCGTCCTGCACTTGCCCTGCCACGTCGGTAGCGGATTTGGCATAGTCTTCCAAGGCCCGTTTTGCCCCTGTGGCAAAATCGTTGCTGCCTTCTTCGGCCTGGTGGAAAGTCTCGCTTGCCTGTGCGACAGCGCGGTTGTAGGTGTCTTGGTCAATGGCACCCTTGGCGAGTAAATCGTTCAGTTTGGCGATTTCAGCGCCGTATTTTTCCGCATCGTTGCGGGTGGCTTCGAACACCTGCCGGGCGGCATCGGCGGTTTGCTGTTCTTCGTAAAGTTTCGCCGCCAGTTCCTGGGCTTTGGCTTTTTGATCATCGGTGGCATCCGGGGAGAGTCTTTCAATGGCCTGATCCGTGAATTTTTCCTTATCCGATTTGCCGACACCAGAACGATCGGCCTCTAACCGTGCCAGCACCTCCTGATTCTTGGCGTAATCTTCCTGCGCCTTTTTGATGGCCTCCAGCGCAGTTTTTTCATCGTACAGAGCCCCCGCCAGTTCGCGCACCCGTTCGCGCTGCGCGGCCGTGGCTTCGCTGGAAAGCCGGCGTTCCGCCGTTAAAACAAACTGCTGGCGTTCGTTGAGCTGCAACGCCTGCCGTTCGTCTTCCAAGGAACGGATGACGCTGGCACGGGCATCCACGGTGCTTTTTTGGGCTTCGGCCTGTTCTCTACCCGCCTGTTCCAACGCGGCATTGGCCACGGCCAGTTCTCGGATTTTCTGGGCCTCCGCGCTTTTGGCATCGATTCCTAATTTACGGATCTGTGTTTCGGCAGCTTGTTCACCCTTCACCCGCGCCACGGCGTCTGCACCTTGGATCATGGCCGCGTTTAATTGTTCAATCTGCTGCTGTTCCCGTTGCAAGGTATCGATGACTTCGCCTGTATCCTGTTGTTTACGGGCGGCTTCGTAGGCCTTTTGCGCTTCCTCTTTTTTGCGCTGTTTGGCGATTTCGGTGGCGGCGTTTTCGAGGATCTGCCGCTGTACACCATCCAGTTCCGCCTTGATGCGGTTCACCTCTTCGCGTGCTTGGACGATGCGGCGGCCACCCAGCAGACCATCGCTATCGTTATTCAGTTGCTGTGAGGCATTCAAATCCGCCGTTGCCCGTTGCAATCGTGCGGTTAAATCCCGAAACTGCTCATCCAGCGAGGGATCGCTGAACAGGCCCCGCAGACCATTGACCGTGCGTAAAATAACCGTTTTGTAGGTGGTATCCACCTGCTGGGTGAAACGATTCCATTCGTCTTCCAGAGCTTGGGTTTGTTTGACCAGATCCTCGCCCATCACAAGGCCGAACGCACGGGCTTCCTTGGAAAGGCTGGCAATGCCGGCCTCGCCTTCGGAGAGAAGCTGCACCAGACGCGGCCCTGCCTGCTTGCCGAAGAGATCCGAGGCCAGTGCTGCCTTTTCAGCCTCACTGCCAACACTTTCGAGTTTACGCACGAACTCATCCAACACATCACCCGCATTGCGGATGGTGCCATCAGTATTCAGGGCCGCAATCTGTAATCGTTCAAACGCACCTGCCGCCGCGCCAGTGCCATCGGTTGCCACATCACCAAGGCGCTGGTTGAGTTTGCGGATGCCATCATCCAGCAATTCTGCCGATGCCCCGCTTTGTTCGGCGGCGTAGCGCAATTCCTGCAACCGCTCGACATTAATGCCGATGCTTTGGGCCAAATCGCCCAACTCTGCCGTTTTTATGACGGCGCGGTTGATACTGTCAAAAATCTGATTCCCTGCCGCCAGCGTTCCGGCTACAGCAAAAGCCCGCTTTAATCCGCCCACAACGGAACTGAGGGCCTGCAACTGGTTCGAGGCCGGCACACCGGCCTGCTCAATGCGTTTTAATGCCTGTTCCCCCGCGCGGCCAATATCCTGCAGCTCCCGCGCGACGACTTTGCCGTTTTCGGTGGCAAGACGGATGGAGAGGTTACGGGTGGCCATGGCAGGTGACAGGAATCAGGTGACAGGTGACGGGTCAGCGGGATGAAAGTTGGCGAGAACAAAGGGTAACAGTTCTGCGAGAATGGGCAGGTCGTAGCCGAGGGCTTCCGCAAGATTCAAGGCCACACTCAGTGACCTGTCACCCGTCACCTGTAACCTGACCCCTGTATCCCACGCCTGCCAGCCCTCCAGCGTCTGGGGTTCGTAGCGCTGGTAAGGGCAATCCTTGGTTAGCTCACTTGCACAGGGGAGTCGCTGCTCATGGCATCTGGCGCAGTAACGGGCGCCGCCGCCGAAGTGCCATTGGCAGCGCTCAAACAGGGCTTTTTTTCGGCGTCGAGAAGCTCCTTTAATCCCGTGTACTGCGTGCGAAACTCATCGGCCAGCGTCCAGAAACTCATCAAATCGCTTACGGTTTGGTTATTGACGGGGGCGGGGTCTTCGGAATCGGGCAGCAGCACCCCCTCCCAGGCCAGAATGCCCACTTTCGCCAGCGCCGTGGTGAAGGCAGCGATGCGGCGGCCTTCCTCTAGGGCGGTATTTTCTGATGGGGTATCGCCCAGCTTTTGCCGTGCCACTGACTGCGCCGCATAAAACACCGCGCTGGTGAACGGACGCACCTGCACACGCACACCCAGCTTTAAATCAATCCAGTAGGGTTCTGTGGGTATTTTTAAGGATAACATAGGTTTTTTCCTGTTTTTTAATGTGAAAGATGAATCAATAAGACGCCACATCATTCACCAAGGTGACCGTCACCATGGCGTTTGCCGCTGTGTTTCTAGCCCCTTGGAAATCGTAGGAGGCTTCCACACCGCCGGGGCCTTGGATGCCAATTTTGGGTTTGGGCAAATACACCTCGTGACACAGGATGACCAGCTTGTTGTTGGCATCAATCGTGTAGGAAAACTCCAGATCCACCGCCGTACCCGCGCTAGCAAGGTCAATCAGCGTGTTATCGGCGTAGCGCACCGCCACGGAACCCGTGAGCGCGGCAATCCCGAGGTCAACACCGTCCAGCTTTCCGTCGCTGCGGATGGTTTCGATTTTTTCGAGGTTGTTGCTGTAGGTAACGGAGGCGGATGTGACGTTCGCCAACGCACTGCCGCCTTGTTTGATCGCCCCCTGAAACTGTGAGAACCGTGTGTAATTGGCCTGGGTTGGCGTGCCGCCTTGGGTGGTCGCATTCCGCGTTTCGCCCTGGCCGATGCAGTTGATGGTGGCGGTGACTTCGCCCGAACGGGTAAAATTGAACGCTATGGAATTGGCACGAACGCCGGCCACCATGAAAAAAGCGGGAATTTGGGGCAGTCCCGTCTCCAAAGAAAGGCTGGGCAGGCTGGTCGCCCCTGATTTAAACACGTGGCTGTAGGGTGCGGCACTGCCCGTGGTGGTGGGGGCGCCGAGAAGGGCTTTCAGCCACTGGCCGATATTGCGCAGATCTACCGGCACGACGATATCGCCGTCCACATTAATGGCGTCCTGATACGGCTGAGTCGGATCGCGTCCTAAACCAATGACGTTGCTGGCAATCAGCCCCTGCTGGGCGCTGATATCCCGACTGACAAAGGGCATTTTTTTAAAGCCGGACACGGGCGGCGTGCCATAGGTGGATTCAAAAGCAAGCAAAAGTTGGGCGTTCCAGCCGTAGGCACGGGCCATGGGATTTTCTCCTTACGAAATCGGGGTGTTAGCAATGTATTCCAGCAGCACGGGAATGCTGGCGATTTTCAGGCCAGCGGCGCCTTCGATGGGTTCGTCGGTAAATTGCGGGGCTTCCAGCACGGCGATATCGACAGTGCCCGAAAGAGTTGGGTTGGCGCTGAGTGCGGCAGCGATTGCCGTTAAAATCCCATCAAGGAGAGCATTTCTGGCACTGGTCGATGGTTTCTGTACCGCCACCTGCACTTCAGCGCGGTGCTGAATCAGGTAACGCAGCGGCGAGAGCAGCGTTTCCGCCACAGTCACTTCGCCGTCAAACAGAATGATCAGGCCATTATCGGGAATTTTAACGGGCAGGATTTCGCCCCGTTTCACGGTCACGCCCGCCACACCCTGCAACAGGGTAAACAGAGCTTGCAAGGCGGTTTCACGAATGCTGCTCATGTGGGGTCTTTCCAGTGACTTACAATCAACACAGGCAGGCGGTTCTGCCAGGTTTCCGCTTCACGTTTCAAATCAATGCGTTTTTTGGTGCGCACTTGGCGCACCAGCCAGAACATCACCGCCGTGGAGAGGCCGCGCCCCGAGGCTTTCTGTTTATCGCTGGCGGATCGAATGCCGCGTGCGGTGGTGCGCACGTTGTCCACCACCAGCAGAGATACCCCGCTGGGACGGTACACAAACCGCAGTCGCCCAAGGCTTTGTTCGGGAAAATTCGTCGGGTTGATGCGTTTGCCGCCCATACCTCGCTTGGGGGCGTTGGGCGTGGGAATCGCCAGCCACAGGCCATCTTTGCCGCGTATTGTTGTGGCGGTTTCGAGGCCCATCATGATTTCTGGCGCGTTGGTATACACCAAACCCGCCGCCTTGAGGCTCACTTGCCCCTGCGGATAGACCTTCCCCCGCCAAGTATTCGCCAGCCGCTGGCCAAGCCCCGCAGACGCGACCTGCCGCCGCATGGACAGTTTCAAACCATCGGTCGCCTGTTTTACCCCAGATGTAACGGCTTTTTCCGCTGCCCGCACTTCGGCGGCCATGTATTCGGCCAGCGAGCCTTGAATGGCGGCGGTTATTCTCATTGCCGACAACAATCCAATGTCCAGACCAGGTTTTCCGCATCGCGCACGGGCTCACCCTGCACGGCATAGAGCAGCGTACCGATGGTTAGAATGTCACCTTCATTGGGAACCGGCACATCTGATACCCGCACATCCACCACCAATGTTGGCGTGTGAATGGCAATATCCCTCACATCGACAATACGGTCTGGGGATTTAATCACCGCCCGAATTGTTTTCGGAGTGCCCGCCACAGGCGTATACACGATATCTTGAGCCAGAGAAGAATTAGAAAATAAGGCATCGATCATCTCCTGAAAAGCACTCATTGGGAGGCCAGCAGCGCGGGGGCGATGAACAATTGCCCGTCCAACGACGCGGCGGCTTTCACCGCTGCTATCTTCTGGCCGCTGTCGATCAAAAGGTATTCCGGCAGGTTCGCGGGCAGGTACAGGTTGCTGGTCGTGGCGGTGGGATTGGCGCCAATGGCCAAATGACAGGCCACCGTCGCCACCACCCGCACCAAGACTGCCGTCAACGCGGCGGTTTGTGCCGATATCGCGGTTAGTGCCAGTGTCACATCCGCCGCCGAATTCGGCTGGATAAACAGCAGGGGCTCAACATTGGGGCCTGCCAGTGGGGTTTTGATCAGGTCAGGCATGGCTTTAGGTATTCGTCAATTTGACCAGAACGGCGGGACGCAAACACATGGGCAGAGGGTTGGATTGCGTGTGCAGATCCGTGCCGCGTTCGAACTTGCGGGGTTCCTGCTTGGCGTAGAGGGGTTGGCCAAGGGTGTTGGCCGTCTCATTAAAATCCGCCGGCGCGAAATACGTGGTGAACGTCCCCAGCGTACCAATCGGGAAACAATGCCCTTCGTTCGCCGCAATAAACCGCCGCACGTTGGCGTCCGCATCGGTGGCCACGCCGCGATATTCCTCAAACACCATGCCGGCAAAAGGGAAACCAGAGCGCATGTCATCCCGCAGAGCCGCACCATCCTGCCAGCGTTGATAGGCCTCTTTCACCAAAGCATGACTTGTCAGGGCATCAAAAAACTCTGGGCTCACCAGGGCGTGGACGCGGGTCATGACCTCGCCTTTCAGATACCTTAAACATGAAAACCATATATCGCGCACGAAACACTTGTTTTGTTCGCAAAGCTAGTATAATATGATTCTATACCAAATTTATAGGGCACAATAGTATGGCATTTAGAGCAGATGAAGCCGCGCAAAATGGCTTTGATGAGGTTAAGAATTACCTGATCGGGCGCGAATTTGACGCTAAAGAACGGGAGCGTAGCGAGTACAAGCTTTTCGATATCGTTCAGAAATATGGCCCCGTTGTTAGCACATATCCTTCATGGCATCCCCTTGTTACGCATCATGATGACCGTAATCCTGCAATACTACCTGACACGCGATGTGGTTATAAAGGTTTGGACCATACGCGGTATTTCCGGAACGCTTTTATTACCTGTCCTTACGGTAACGGTCAGGACGTTATCGACTCTGCAAAGGCACTTTCAAGCCTTCCTTTTGCCAAAATTACTGCGGAGCGTTTAGATGTAAAATTCTACAGCCCCGATGCCACCCCCATTCTTGTGCGCTGCGATTGGGAAAAGCCACTTGCGCCTGATGGTATGATTCCCGCGTCGTTAGCATTACCCCTTATGCTTCAAAAAGAAGTGCCATGTTATGAATGGTCAAAGGTGAGTGAAACATGGGAGACGATGCGGCTCTATTTTTTGGGTTCGCCGCATGGCAGCAGATCATCACTTTTTGTCAGCCAAGAAACGGCCATGACCATGAAAAAGCTTTGGGAGTTGCTAATTAGTACAGGGATGTTCGGGCCTATTAGGATTTCTAACCAATACTAAATGCTTAAACCAGCTTTATGCAGGAAAGCGACGGTCGTTATTAAGGGCCAACGGGTGGTTTTTCATCAAGCATACGGGTTTCCTTTCTTTTGGTGGTTGGGGTTAGGGTCGAGGCAAGGGCTCTGATCGTGCTTTCAACCGTGCCCACGCCATCGGCGAGCCCGGCTTTCACGGCATCGTCGCCAAAGAACAGCGCAGCTTCGGTGGCGCGAATAGCATCGCTGGAAAGGCTGCGGTTGCGGGCGACGGTATCAACGAAAAAACCGTACAGGCGGTTGACCTCGACTTGCAGGAAGCCAGCGGCGTCTTCGCTTAAGGGCTCATGGGCGTTAAAATCGTTTTTGCGGCTGCCCGCAAACAACGTCGTGACCTTCACGCCCTGTTTTTCATCGTAGACGGATTGATCCACATGGGCGGCCAGCACGCCGATACTCCCTACGCCGCCGGTGCGGGTGAGGAATAGCTTATCGGCGGCACTGCCAATGGCGTAGGCAGCGGAAAAGGCACTATCGTTCGCAATCGCCCAGACGGGTTTGCCGTCACGGGCGGCAAAAATGCGGTCTGCCAGATCAAACGCGCCTGCCGCCTCACCGCCGGGGCTGTCAATTTCCAACAGAATGGCATCAATGCCAGCATCAGCCACCGCCGCATCGAACCGTGCCTGCACATCCTCGTAATTGCCAAAGCCAAACAAGCTATCCAAGAACGAGCCGCGTTTGACCATCGGCCCCAATACGGGCACCACCGCAATTCGGGCGTTGCCACTGGTCGAGCCACTACGCGCGACCAGTGATTGCGGTGCACGCAGCAGCGGCAGGGCGTGCGGCGCCAGCAACAAAGGCCGGTTCAGCCAGTGCTGGGAGAAGGTATACCCCTATCGACTGAAGAGTAGTGTTGTTGATTTATCTGTGTTAAGCCTGAGGGATGACGAACAAAAAGAAGATTCTGGATTTAACAGAGCGCAGCGTCCTGATCAAACGGCACAGGACGGAG